TTACTCAAGTTTTGGATTTAGAGGGGTATGGCTTGAAATGGCAAAAGCACCAAAATCAGTCTCTAATGGGGGCGTCGCGGGACGCGCGGGAAAAATATGCAGCTATTATTTAGTAGCGTTCGTATTTCCCTCCTTTCTCTATTCCGCGGGACGAGGCTGCTGAAAAATGCCCCGACGCGAGACGCGTCGCCCCCATTAGTGCTTGCGTTTTCTATCAGATTGACAGGTTAAAAAGCAAAATTGAAGCCATGAGAAGAACTGTTGTATCAGAGCATTTCGCTCGAATGGGGGCGTTTTGTGTCTCCTAATGATGCCATTCTGCGAACGTGCTCAAGCACCCATTAGATGGAAGCCTCGGAAACGGGGCTTCTGTCTTTTTTAAGCAATCGGTTCGTTTTCGGCACGAAAGCGGGTATTTCCATTTCACGGAAACAGATGTGCAGCCCGATGGCACGTGTCATGAGCAAGTCGTCGTGTTTGCCCACGATAGCGCCGTAAGCCCCATTCTGTTTCCGTTCATAAGTGTCGTATTCGTCAAGACACCTCTTGTCGCGCTCGATATAGAGGCGGTCGCGCACACACTTTATCAAAGTAGAGATAATCATCGGTTTGGTAGCCACATTTGTGTGGAATCCATACTTGCGTGGTGCCCCCTCTCGGATTTCCTCCTCCGACTGGCGGCGTGCATACAGGTTAGGGTAGATGTTGGAAATTTGGTTGAGAATATACTGCGACTGGTCGCCGCCCTCCACCTGCCGTTCCTTGTCGTGTGTCTCCAAGGTGTTGCTCTCGATGACCAAAAGCGACTCGTTGTAGTAAGCTGCAATTTGAGCCGCACGCCATGCAAGGCGGTCGATGTCGCAATGGCCGTACCACTGTGCCACCACCGAGGGTGGTTCGCTGCCGTCAATCATGCTCAGACGGTCGAACACCACGATGACTGACCAGTCGGCCTTGTTGGATCGTCCGCCAATATCCACGACCGTGAGATAGCGGTCGGTCACCTCTACATCGTCGAACACCTCGGGCTTCGCCCAAATGTGGAGCAAGCCCTGCTTGTCCTCAGAGAAGCGCAGGTTCTTCAAGGCATCCTCCCCTTCGTCGGTATCGGCATAGACTTCGCCGATGAACTGCGGCGGACGGCAATACGGCTCAAAGCGTTTGACCAGATACTTGTCGAACACCATTGTGCCCGAATGGACGAACGCCTCCGTGTCGTCAGACGGGAACTCCGAGGCCATGACCGCGAAGTCGTTCTTTCCCGAACGCTCACGGATATACCAGTTGATAGCTTCCATGGAAGCCCCACGTTCCCATAGCGACCACAGATAGCGTCCCGACTCCTCACGATTGGACGGCACATTCGCATTGAATCGGTTGAGCCACAGATGCTGTGCAAAGTCACGCTGCTCGTCGGCTGATGCAAACGGTCGCGAATAGTGCTCAATCTGAAACCATGCGATGAAGAGGGCCTCGAACTGCGATGGTATCTGAGGGTCGGCAGCAGCAGAGTATTCGGTGTGGAAGAAATTGCCCGTACCATTTGCTGTGCTCTCCATGACAATCATGGTGTATGGCTCGTCGAGGATACCCGAACATGCGGAGCGCACGATGTCCTCGGGTGACTTGCCGTCCGTTTTTTTCCAAATTCCTACCTCCGACAAGTGAACGAGCGAATAAGCTCCGCCACGGCAACCGTCTGGCCGCTCGGCGGTACCAATCTTAATTTTGCAGTTTCGCTGCGGCACACGCGACGTAGACCCCGACTTGCCCACGCCCACCAGTTTAGGCTCATTCTGCGAATACGCTTCTCCCATTTTGTGCAGGAACTCCACCGGGTACTTCTTAATCATGTTGTCAAACATGTCCTTGATTTCGTCAGAAGCTGTGCCTTGGTGAGCGATGATGAGCGAGTTGAGCCCTTTCTTGTGGAAGAACTGGAGCCACGCCATGTAGAGCTGCGTGGTGGTAGAGCCGCCCCACTGACGCGCTTTCAGCAGGATAAGACGGATCGGTTCCTTGGCCTTGCGCCTTGCCTCGAAGCGCGATACCAAGATTCGCTGTGGATAGTAAAGACGGAAAAGCACGTCCTTTCCCGCCTTTTTGTTGTGGATATACACCAGCGTAGCCGCCCAGAAAGGAAAGTCGTGCTTGTAGCGCAGGCGAATGAACTGGCGTGACACCTTGATGTAGTCGGTGTTGTCAGGCTCGACATGAAGCACGTCAGAGAGAAATCGAGAGATGGAGCCAGCCTTTACCAACTTTTTTACAAACGTAACGTTCATCATCTCTACAGGAAGCCACTGAATTGGAATGGCGAAGTCGGAGATACAGACACGCACACGTTCGCCCACCGACCCCTCGCCAGTGACGGGGTCGAAGTGGGCGTACATGATTTCATTGCGTCGGTCATTCTCCGTCAGCAATGCGGCAATCTCTGTATCTGTCATATTGGTTGTCATACCACCCATTTTTTATGCGGTAAATAAACTCTCCGACTGTGCGCGGCGTAAGGTAGAACTTGGGCGCAGGCTGGTTGACAATATTCGTGACCAGTTCATACACCGACTTGTCAGGAAACTCCTGCTTCATGATGATGAAGCGTCGGTAAATCTCCTCGAACATCTCACGCTTGTTTCTCCTCATACGCGGCATGGGCTTGCCCGCCGCCATAGTTGAAATGACAATAGCTGCCCTCTCCTCGCTCACCCAGAAGCGAGAAGCAGGCGACTCAGCCACCAACTCAAAGATGACAGGCATGATGATGATGCTTGCTTCGGCAAGTTTTTCGCGGTATGCCCTCATGAGGTCGGCATTGCGTGCCCTCGTAAACTCTAGTATGCTGCCAAAATACTTCATAGTATCACTGTAACGTGTTGGCGTAATTAGTAAACAAGTTAACGGGTTGACTTGAATTTACGCCAAGGGTTATTTTTTTCCTATACAAAGTTAGCGAAGCCAACTCACAATAGTTAAAAGTGGAAGCACGTCTTCTATGTTTATTTTTGCACTGAATATGGCACATCCTAAATAAAAAGAAGATAATGGCTGAAAATAACCAAGTTAAGAGCAGACGCGACCAGCAGTTGGAGCGGCTGAGGAAGAAATACCCCGACAAGAAATTTGAGGACGACGAGGAAATCTACGGTCAGATTTCCGACGATTACGACCAATACGAGCATGAATTGGACGGTTACCGAGGCCGTGAGAAAGCCTTGGGCGACATGTTTTCCGCTGACCCGAGAAGCGCCCAGTTCCTTGCCGACATGCACAACGGGCAAGACCCTGTGCTTGGCCTTGTGAAGAACTTCGGCATCGAAATCAAGGACGTGCTTGACGATCCCGAGATGCAGGACAAGATAGCCGAAGCCAACAAGGAATATGTGGAACGTGTGGCCAAGTCGAAGCAGCTCGACGAGGAATACGAGAAGAACATGGAGGTGAGCCTTGAGACCCTGCGCCAGTTCCAGGAAGAACGCGGCATGAGCGATGAACAGATAGATGCCGTGGCCGATGCCATGCTCACCGTGGTGAAAGACGGCGTGATGGGCAAGTTCTCGCGCGAGACCTTGGAGATGTTCGTCAATGCCATCAACCACGACAGCGACGTGGCCAATGCCAGCGAAGAGGGTCGTGTGGCAGGACGCAACGCCAAGATTGTGGAGGGGCTGCGCAAGCAGAACAAGGGCGACGGTACGTCACCACTGAACGGCAAGAACGGAAACGCTGGAAGCGGACAGAAATCGCAGAGCATCTTCGACCTCGCCAATGAAGCCATGTAGCCCATGAAAGGAGAAGTAGTCAAGTTTCCAGCCGATGGCAAGCGGCGCCCCCCCCTCAAAGGCAGTGCAGGACTATATACCCAAGTGCCGGGCGGCATGGCAACAGTAAGCAATCTCGCGAGTGCGACAGGCGGTATAGCCCCCGGCAAACTCGTACAGACCGATAACAAGTAACATTATTCACAAACTAAAAATTACAAGACATGGACGGAGAAACCGTACAAGTAGGTGGTACGACAACCACCACCCCTGCACCAGGCACAGCCGGCGTGCAGAGCCAAGTGCCGGGAGCTGCCACTACCGTCAGCGGTGTGGCAGGTGCGACAGGCGGAGTAGGTCCGGGCAATCTCGTGCAGACAGACCTCGACCAAGAACTCTACAAGTTTAAGAGTGACGACACCCCGCTTATGCAGCTCATGCTGAAAGCGCGAAAGGTAAAGGTGGGTTCCCCCGAGGTAGAGCACTACATGATTGACGAGCCACGTTCCAGCGTGACCACTACTACCAAGGTAACCGCAGGCGCAGGCAAAAATTTTGTGCTTCCGCTTCCCGCAAGCGATGCAGAAATACCTCGTCCCTACGGCACGTTGCTTGTCAAGGGCGTTGACGGCTATGCCGAGGACGGCAAGACCAAGACCCCCGGCAAAGACCTCATGCTGTTCGTGACAGGCCAAGACCCTACGACAAGCAACCCAATCGTGAGAGCTGTGAACGGCCCGAAGGCCAACACTACCGACGAGAGCTGCACGACACCCGAAATTCCTGCAGGTTCCACGCTCATCGTACTCTCGAACGCCCTCTACGAAACGCAGAAGAAGGTAGACCCCGACCTCATTGTTCCGCAGGGAACCACCGTGTACCTGCAGAAGCGTGGTATGAACCAGATTGTGTCCGACTACTACGATGCGCAGAAGAAGAAGATTCCGTTTGGCAAGGCCATCATCGCCGAAGCTGCCATCACCAACTTCAAGGTGCGCGGCAACCGAACCCTTTATGCTGGACGCAAGGGCAAGATGACCGTGCAGACACCCGAGGTAGGTGCGCAGGTCATCTACTTTACGGAGGGTGTCCGCTACCAAGTGAAGAAAGAACTCCAGCATATGGGCAAGTGGACAGTGGAGGAAATCATCGCTTTGGCCAAGATGACATTCACGGGCGAGGACGTGCCCAAGAGTGTGATTGCCCTTTCAGGCAAGAACTTCTTGGAGAATATCCAGTGCATTGATTACTCGAAGCACCCCGAAATTCAGATTACCACCAAGACCAATCCCGTGGGCTGGGTAGTGACAAACTTCCACACCGTGTTCGGCGACATCGAGTTCAAGCACGACCCGACCCTCGACCGCTTGAAGTGGAGCAACTCCGCGTTCATCGTGGCCCCCGACCGACTGGTGCACTACCAGTACTCTGCAGAACACTCGTCGAAAGACCGTGTGGAGGGCGAAGAGGCAACACGCGAGTCAATTCTTGTGTGGGACGCACTCGCACTCAAAGGCTCATGCCACATCTGGATTAACGGTGAGGGCGACAACGAGAACACCACAGCCACACAAATCCACTTGTGGGACAGCGCAGAAGCCCCTGCCGCACCAGTTGAGGGTGGTGTGTACTATCTGTTGCAGGACTGCCCCGGCATCAATGCAGAAGCCGTCAGCGGTCAGATGTGGCAGTATAAGAATACCGCATGGGCAGAGTATACAGGTGACGTAATGTCCACGGAGTAACCCCGAAATTCAAACAACCAATTCATCAATCAATAGAGGCGGATAGGTAGCAATGCCGTCCGCCTTTATTATTATAACATTCAATGTCAATGAAAAAGAAGAAAATAACCTACGGAGTATTCGGCATGATGGAGTACCAATCCATCATCAAGATAGGACGCGCTACGCTCAAAGTTTTGTTCACAGACGGTTCCATCACCTCGTTAGGCCAGAACCCGGCACATTACACCACCAGCGACTTCCTTGTGCAGCACGCCATCGAGAACAGCAGCGATTTCAAGCGCGGCCGCATCAGAGTGGTGAATGCCATAGAACTTGACGAGGAGGTTCGCATTGAGCGTAACCACATAGCAAGTGCACAGAATGCACCAGCCAAGGTAACTGCCAGTCGTGCCGTAAAGGTGGAGAAAGCCGCTGACAACGCAGCCCCTGCTAAGGAAGAAGATACAGTTGTGGAAGATGTGGCGGGGACCATGGAGACCGTAACAGGAACAGCTCCCGATGCAACAGAGGCCGCATCAGAAGCCACAGAAACAGAAGAGGCTGGGGACAAAGCAGCCGAAGGAACCGCAGCCCCTACCGAGGTGGAGTTTTGCACGAACCAAGAAGCCAAGGACTACCTTGCTAACACGTTCGGCGTGAAAGGTGCGCTCAAGACGCGAGCCGAGATTATTGCTGCGGGTGAGACCTACGGCGTGAAGATATCTTTTGTGAAAGACTAACGACGCAGACGACATGGTGTACAAAATCGAAATTGTGGAGCGAGACGTGCGTATAGCCATAGACGAGAACAAGACCGGCGAGCAGCTCATCAGCGATGAGGACGTAGACACCCTGTCGTTGAATGACATTATCCGCTCAAAGATAGTGGAAGCCGTGAGGCGTGTAGAGTCGTCCGCTCCCGTTCGCTACTTGGAAGAGGGTCACATGTTTGGCGATGCCATCTACTGGGAGCGTAACGGCAGCGGTTGGACTCTGCTGCCCGATGATTTCATGCGTCTTGTAGCCTTTCGCATGAGCGACTGGGAACGTACCTGCCATATGGCTATATCTGCAGACGACCCGTTGTATGACTTGCAATCGTCAAGATACAAGGGTATCCGCGGCAATGTTCAGAAGCCTGTATGTGCCATAGTGAACCGTGCAGAGGGCAAGGCGTTGGAGTTCTATTCGTGCAATAGCGAAGACGCCTATGTCAAGCGCGCCTCGTACATACCTTATCCGGAGATAGACGAAGACGATGGCATAGACATCTCGGAGCGTTGTTATACCGCCGTGGTCTACATGACCGCAGCATTAGTATTAACCGCCTATGGTGCAAGCGAGCAGGCAGCTGCAATGAACACCTTGGCAAAAAGCATTTTTGAATAATGAGTTCAATACCGACGAAACAGATAGACGGCGATGTGGCCATCGGCAGGGACGCTAATGTAGGCGGCAATGCCACTGTGCGCGGCTCGTTGAAGGTTGGCCACAACCTGACCGTTGAGGGCTGGCTCGATGCCAAGAACATAAAAGGTCCGAACAAAGGCCTGTTCAAGACGGCGGCACAGCTACGCGAGGCATACCCCAATCCGCATGAAGGGTGGTGGGCATTGGTGACCATAGATGGCAGTGTGGCGTCAGATCATCTTGGGCAGCTTTATGTGGCTGACGGTGGTGCGTGGGTGGCTCAGGTTGACAGCAAAGGTAATCCGCTGCTGAGGGGTAACCCGGTAGTTGACAGTACGAAGTATATTGACGCCTTGAGAGTTGATGTAAACAAGAACAAGGAAGATATACGCAGTCTTGGCTCTACTCAGGGCACGCAAGGCAACAGTATCAACACACTCAACACCCAAATGGGTACGGCCCAGAGCGACATCAGCACTCTGAAGAAGACGGTCAGCGACAACAAGACCGAACTTGCTGGCAGCATCAGCGGTGTGCAGAAAGACCTCACATCGTTCAAGAACACTAAAGGACAGCCCAACGGGCTTGCACCTTTGGACGAACATAACCAGGTACCTTCGCAGTATCTGCCCGACTATGTGGACGATGTGTTGGAATTTGGCGGTATGGTAAGTGGTGTCACGGTGCAATCTAATTCGCTCGAAAACTCCTCGACAGACAAGGACTGCAGTGTGGTGTACAACAAAAGCACAGAATGTTTTGTGATAGCCTGCACCACGACCACCGATGCAGCCTGGGGTGTGAAGCAAGTGACCTACTACAACAACTGGATAGACGGTGACCTTTACGGCAAGGGCACTCTGAAAGGCCGTGTGCCCCGCAGCGGCAAGGTATTCATAGACGTGAGCACGAATAAGACCTACCGTTGGGGTAATGGCACACTTGTCGCAATTGGTGGTTCCACAGCCCAAAATGGCGTTCAAGGCACAAGTGAGAACTATGTGTACTCATCGGCATCAGATGAAACTCGCACGGTATTGAGCGGCAAGATGTGGACTTACACGCATACTGATGGTAATTTGTTTTTGCGGTTCAAGAAGTGGGGAGCTAATAATGACACTGCCCAGCAGGACTATTGCCAAGTGATGCTAATGGGTTGTGTATCGAATGATAAATGGGGACTAATGAACCCTTACGTGTATGCACGATTGAATAATCATACTTTGGCAGAAGGACAGAGTACGTTGGACGCAGTCAAAGTGAACTACACACGTTTTGACGATAGTGGCAACAAAGTGCTTACGCTCACGAAAGCAACTTCGGCCAAGGCAGGTGTGATGACGGCCTCCGACAAGACACTGCTCAGCGGCCTGGGCAAACACCTGCACCCCGACCCCGACAACCTCACCACTCTCGAGGCCCTTAACACCGCCCTCGACGCCATGGGCCCCGACACCGCACAGGGCACACACCATCTCAGCTGCTGGGGCATACCCCTGGCCGTCACCCTGGCCGTGCTCAACGTGGGCGACAAGCTGCTCATGCAGACCATCACCGGCTCCCTCACCACCAACGCCGAAGGCACAGCACTTGCCACCATCAACGCCCCCGGCCACTACACCACCCTCGTGCGTTACTATCAGGAGGGCAAATGGGGTACATGGGCTTCTATTGGCGACAGCATATCGGCAAGTATCAATGTTTCGCAACTCGACACTTATTTTATGAAAGAAGATGACAAAGGCGGTGTTGTAGTAGACATGGTAAAGTGTAAAAATGCTAAACCCATTTACGTTGTGGTGGACGATGAAGGCAATCGTGTGGGCTTGCTGTTTACGCATAGTGACACCATGAAACATTGTCTTGTACTGAACTTGTTAACGCACTTAATGCTTAAGGACGATGGTTCACTAATTACGAGTGAACATAAGCACACATACGATTACCCCAAGTTCTATCGCAAAAACCTTGGTTTTAAGTTCTTTTCAAATGCAGGTGAGAGCGACCCAAGCTATTTTGAAAAGTTGCATGCAAGCAAATGGTATTGCCCACTTGATGAACAGTTTAAGGAAATGGTGCCTACGCTGCAAGGTGGTGCTGCAGGCGATGGGAAAAAATACATTTACTCGCAAGGTGGTAGCGATAACACTCGCACGGTATTGAGCAGCAAGATGTGGATATACCAGCACGGCGACTACAACCAGTTTCTGCGCATCAAGCATTGGGGTGCCGCCAATGACACGGCCGAGACCAACTACTGTCAGGTGCAGCTGCCCAATGCATGGACGGGGGGCACAGGGCTGCTCAAGTGGGACGTGTACCGGAGGCTTGACGCATTTGAACTGCGCGAGCAAAATTCCACGGCCACAGAGGTAAAGATTGTAACCCCGATTTTTACCACAGGCGGCACGAGAGAGCTAAGTATATCACAAGCCACCACGGCCAAGGCAGGTGTGATGACAGCTGCCGACAAGAGTAAATTAGATAGATTAAGTGATATTTCTGCCGAGGGTGCACGCGCTGCAAAAGCCTTGTACAAAGCCACCGGAGGCACAAAACTATTTGGCCCTAATAATATCTTCGATACAAATAATCGTACATTAGGTGGCGTTGTTAATAAGACTCTATATGACAGTTCGACTCCAACGGAGTACACAAAAGGGAGTCCTTTTGAAGTATTTTGCACGCAAGGCATTAAGTCTGATGTAGACAGCAAGAAGTATATGATATGGTTCGGGTTGCGTAAAAGTGCGACCTACATAGAGCGATATAGTTGTCAGCAAGTTATAGGGCAAACCGAGGCAGAGTTTTACGTGTATGGAACTCCTGTAGCGTTCCGTCTGAATAATGGGGAAGTGTATACCCCTCAGCAAGGTAGTGGAGGGTTGGAGATAGGTACGTCTACAAAATATATAGTGTCGCGAGAATGTGTTATTCCTTCATATAGTGATTTGCATGATGCTGCAACAAGTGAAAAAGACGGGTTGATGTCTGCTGCTGATAAGCGTATTCTTAATCAAATCAAACAGAAGTTGGGGTTATAAGTAGGTGTTAAAACGAGTAGAACGGGGTTCGGATAGTGTCCGGACTCCGTTCTTGCATTTTATGAATACCGGTGTAATCCGGTCGGAAATATATTGGGGTGGGGGAGTACTCCCTGGTAGTACGTTCCGTTTTTTCTTGCTCCTGACTTCCTCACTTTTTGTGCCATTGTGAATGACGCATGTCGAAAAACAATGAGATATGTCATTTGATTGGGTGACGCATTGACTTAGTTTGCAGTGACGGCTATGGTGAATTTAGTTTGTAGCTATCCGCTAATGCGGGAGACTTGTGTTAGCCGCTTACCGCGGGGACATAAGCACATAGGTTTACATAAGAAACGCATAAGGCTGCTGCGCGGCTGACGGCCACGGACTAACGTCCGGGTGGCCTCAAGAGACATAAGGGCTGACGCCGTGGGGTGGCTTGGTAGCCGCTAACGCGGGAGACATAAGAACATAAGGGCAGAAGTGTTCTCCCTCTCCGTTTCTTTCGCGTCAGCGAGATTTTTTTGCGGTTCTGCAAAATAAGAGAAAGTTGTATGATATGTCAACTTTTTATATTACCTTTGCCTAAGGTAGGCTGCATCTCGGCAAAACATTCTGAACTTAAGAAGGAATATTATGCAGGAAAGAAATGACATTACCAGTTTCGATGCTATTCTTGATGCCAAGTATGGAGCAGTAGGAACTGCGGAACGAGAGGCGTTCAGGAAGGAAGCTACCAACTATTGCGTAGGACAGATTATCTATGATGCCCGAAAGCAGGAACACATGACTCAATCAGACCTCGCGAAGAAAGTGGGGACTGACAAGACCTACATATCTCGCATAGAGAAAGGCGTGATAGAGCCTGATGTGGGAATGTTTTTCCGCATCATTGAAGCTCTCGGTTTGAAAGTGGACATTGTACGTCCGATAGTATAACAAGGAACAAAAGGGAGGAAATACCACGCGCCGCTGTGTTCTGCGGTCTGGCAACAACTCGAATGCGAACAGCTGCGGTCGGCTGATATTCTTGTGGCAAGCCATGAGTGCGTTGTCTTTTATGGAAACGTCTTTGGCTAGGTTTAACTCAAGTCCGGATTTAGCCGGGTACGGCTTGAAAGGCCAAAAGTACAAACGTAACCTCTAATGGAGGCGTCGCGGGACACGCGGGAAAAATATGCAGCTATTATTAAGTAGCGTCCGTATTTTCCTCCTTTCTCTATCGCGCAGGACGGGGCTGCTGAAAAAACCGACGCGGGACGCGTCGCCTCCATTAGTGTTTGCGTTCCCTGTCAGACTGACAGGTAAAAAAGCAAACTTGAAGTCAGGGAAAGGACTGTTGTTCCCTGGCATATTTGACACAGAATAGAGAACATACAAAGGGCTAACGAGAGAGAAGCAGAGAAAATCTGCTTCTCTCTTTTTTTGTGGCACAACAGTTAAAAGACCCGGATATAGCCAAGTGGCTAAATTTGCCGTGAACTAAAATTGACGACAATGAAGAAGATAATCAAGAGGCTCAGAGATAGCAACAGGAGCAAGCATATTGCCGGCGGCATGGTGATAGGCTTTGGTGCGGACAGCACCTGTTGCGCAGCCCATGCCGGGGCAGGTGTAGGACGACTAAATAGAATAGCGGTATGGCAGTAGTGTTCAAACTTTGGAAATTCGCCGCCATGGCCGTGGGCGGCATGGTAGGTTGGCTGGTGGCAGAGTTCAGGCCAACATTCCCCTTGATAGTTGTGGCCGTCATTTTCATACTATATGATGCATGGACCGCTTTCAAGCTTGACAAGCGTGTGCATGAGTCATATCCTGACAAGACGAGCAGGGAGAAAGCCAAGTTTACAAGTTTTGCCTTTGGCAAGGTGGTGAAGCAGACCATACCCAAAAGGTTTTGGCTCATCATACTGGCATACTTGGCCGAGCACTGGGTGTTCGTGCACATGCAGGTGCCGCTGTCGTATGTGCTGACAGGTGTGATATGCTTTGAGCAAGCATGGTCGATACTGGAGAACGAGAGCAGCTGCCGCCCCGAGGCAGAACACCGCTTCTGGAAGCTGCTGCAACAAATAATGGTAGACAAGACTGCAAGGCACTTTAATGTGAACCTTGACAGTCTAAAAGACGGAGAAGATGGTAAAAGTACTGATTGACAACGGGCACGGTGAGAACACGCCCGGCAAGTGCAGCCCCGACAAGCGGCTGAGAGAATACGCTTATGCAAGAGAGATAGCAAGGCGCGTGGAGAAATGTTTGCGGTGCAAGGGCTACGAAGCACAGCGCATTGTGGAAGAAGAGACCGACGTGCCGCTCTCGGAACGCTGCAAGCGCGTGAACGACATCTGCAAGCAGGTTGGCACGAAGAACGTGCTACTGGTGAGCATACACAACAATGCGGCAGGAGGCGACGGCAAGTGGCATGAGGCGCGAGGTTTCTCCGCCCATGTGGGGCTGAACGCATCGAGCAAGAGCAAGATGTTGGCTCAGTATCTGTGGAACGAAGCCATACAGCAGGGGCTGAAAGGCAACCGCAGTGTGCCAGCGGCACCATACATTGCCCAGAACCTTGCCATTTGCAGGGACACGGCTTGTCCGGCAGTGCTGACGGAGAACCTGTTTCAAGACAACAAGGAAGACGTGGAGCTGCTGCTGAGCGAAGAAGGCAAGGAGAAAGTGACCGCCACTCATGTGAATGCTATTGTGAATTTTATCAAGGACTATTATGGATAAGAAGAAATTCGGTCTTTTGTGGGCAATATCATGTGTGCTTGCAGGTATTGTTGGTATTGTCGTTTTGGTTGACATTGTGCTTTGCGGAGGCTACGGCAAAGGTCATGAACCTGCAGAAGTGGTGCGTGACACGGTGATTGACACCATACCATACTACAAGCCGGTGCCGAAGGACAGTTTGTTGTTGACATACAAGACTGTGACCCTGCCCCTGCCCAAGAGTGACAAGACGCAGCCATCTATCCGTGCGGACACGCGACAGAAAGAAAGTTGTATACAAGACAATGTGGCAGATGTGCGTGACAGTGCTGAGGTAACTATCCCCATCATTCAGAAGATGTATAATGGCGGTGACTACACGGCATGGGTGAGCGGATATGACGTTCAGCTTGACAGCATCTATGTATATCCGAAGCATGAGTATGTTACGCGCAAGATTAAGCAGCCTCCCAAGAAATGGCATGTCGGTGTGACGGCAGGTTACGGTTTCGGCAAACAAGGTATGCAGCCATATATAGGCATCGGGCTAACGTATTCACTAATTTCATTCTGACATGGAGACAATCACCGTACAGATATTCAAGGACGATGTGTATGAAGAGGTGGCCAAGGCTACCGACTACACAGGCGCGAAGCTGATAGACGGCGACGAGGGAGCACGAGACCGCATTCTCGCCACGGACAGTGACCTTTCAGACCTCGGCAGGTTTTGGGAGGAGTCGGTGCTTGCCACCAACGAGAGGCTGAAAGAGATGCTCGTGAGCGGAACGACGAAGCAGATACTTGTAACGACAACTCCTATTCCACCAATACTGCAGCCTAAAGATGTGGAGACACAGAGCAGCGTGGTTCCGCCGATAGTGACGCGGACAGGCTACGAAGCTGTGCTGGAGGTGAGCAAGTCGTTTGACAAGGGACTGAAGGACAATGTGCAGTCGGCCCTTCGCAATTTTTTCATTGCCTCAATCATCGCCCAGTGGTTCAAGCTGGCCAACAAGAACGAAGCTGCTGACTACTTCAACCAAGCCGGGGAAATGATGGACGGTGCGGAACGTCTGCTTTATAGCCGCAAGAGACCGCCCCGTCCGAGTGACTAACAATTAATATTTTATTGAAATGGGAGAACAAAAAACATTAGGTGCCAAAATTAACGTGACGGTAACCATCAAAATTTCGTGGCTTCTTTTCGACATCATGAACGAGACCTTCTTGCGTGGCCGCACAATCCAGGACAAGGAAAACCACAAGGAGGTGGCGAGCATGTTTGCCTCTGAGGACGAAGAAAACCGCGAGAAGATACTTCGCTCTATCAAGAAAGGTTTTGCCGAGGTGAAGATAGAATTGTCGGATTACCTCAACGAGGACGGCACGACGACAGACAATAGTCACTATGACGGTAGTACAGACCTGACGCTTAGCCTTACAATGCCGAGCAACTTCAACAAGGCTGCAACTACTGGTGTGGGCGAGGCTATCCACGACTACCTGAAGAACTCCGCCATAGCCGAGTGGTACATGGTGACGAACAAGTCAGATGCTGAACAGTATGTGGCACTGTCACAGAAGAGCCTCGTGAGCATACAGCAGGCGGTGAGCAAGCGCAGCCGCCCGCAGCGTCCAAACGATAGTACGTCCGATAGTACGACCGATAGTAAGTCCGATAGTACGACAGGGAGTAATTGATGATGACTTATGAGCTGCTGCATAGAGAATGATGGAGGGAAGCTGAAGGTGACGCTTACCTTTGAGCGGGAACAGCTGCTTTATGACATCAAGAACAATGCCTATGTGGAGAGCCATGTGATGGCTCCGGAAACCGAGCACGCGAAGCACATGGTGGCAGACGTTGGCGAGGAGGGCAATGTGGACCGGGTGACAAGAGTGCTGGATTTGGGTGTCTCCATGTGTCGGGAAATGCTTTACCCTTGGTCAAAGAAGGAAATCGTCAAGACTGTGTTTGACGACAAGCTAAAGGAGAGGGCGCAATATCATATAAACATGAGTGTGCCCAACACTATTTCGCAAACCACGCTGACCTATGTTGAAAGGCTGATACATGAATACCTCGTGTGTCGTGGCGTGTCCGACTGGCTAAGCATAACTAATCCGTCGAAGTCGGAGATGTGGCTTGCCAAGGCTGCTGAGGTAGAACAGGAAATACGCACGTCCATTCATTCGAGAATGGAAAGGAAGCGTATCAGGCAACATTGGTTAGGATAATAAAGACAAGAGCCGAGGTGCATCACGCATCCCGGCTCTTGTCATAGTTACCTAAAACAACTAATCTTAACGCGTTGGCGGAATTACAGGGTTAACGAGTTAACAGGTAAGTATGTTATACACTGCTTGTTATTTTAGTTTCGGATTTAGTTTCGCACGGGCTAAAAGACGCTGCGAAATTACGCAAGCACTAATGGGGACGACGTGTCCCGCGGATAGAGATAGGAGTTAAATACGAACGCTGCAACTGCTAATAATAGCTGCATATTTTCCCGACGCGAGACGCGTCGCCCCCATTAGAGGTAGCGTTCGGTGCTGTTGGCCTTTTAGCCCGCACTTGCTAAATCCGAAACTTCAATTAATAATGTCTTGTTTATCTCGGCTTGTTGGTTTGTCGAGGTGTGAACTCGACTGACGCGCCGTAGATGTTTTCATCTGGTGAGAGTGTGGCTACACCGGCAATTCGGAAATACTTGTAAGGAGAGCCACGGAAGCCCTGTAGATAATGGTCTTTACTTGACCATACAAGGTGCCAGCTCTGCAAGTTGCGCGAGCCGTAGAGAACCGTAGAAATGTTGCCTTTGCGGAACAGTCCACACTGTATGATGCCAGCGACCGTTTTCAACATGTTAGCCGCTTCGAGTTTGAGAGGCCGTGTGACGTAGAGGCACTTGACGTTATCCTTGATGGTTTCCGAGAAGTTGATTACGGCGTTATCTTCGTTGACTGCCAGCGCATCAGGATAAGAGTTGAGGTGCGATGTGAGACGAGAGAACATCATGCCCCACTGATTTGTCTTTAGCGAATAGACATACGCGTATGTGATGTTTGGCGCATACACAATGACGCGCTGGTGGACGTAGTCGTATAACATACGGGACTGCTTCAAGAACTTGGTGAACGGCAGCGTAGGCAAACATTTGTCTGTTGCCGGCTCATGTCCGAGCATGGCGTGCAGTTTTTCAAATCCGGGAAGACGCATCGCATCAAACGGATATTCGGAGTTGATGGCTTCTGATATGCACTGCGTCTGTGAGCCGCTTATGAGCATTATTCCGCGGTCGGTTGGGAAGAGAACAGCTGAGTCGAGCTGTGTGATGGCGTCGGGATTGATGCACACGTCGCGCGTGATGGGTTGTTTTGCAGAATAGGAACCAGTGCTGCTTACCTCCAATGCCCAAACGCCCTCGGTGGTGAAAGCGTAGAGAGGGAATTGGCCGAACTGACCTTGTGAGAGAGCCTTGGCAGCGGAACAGATGCCCTTTATCTCACCAGTACCCACGGTGTTGATGCCAAGGACAGGGAAATAGAAGGGGTTGTTGACCTCGGAAGTGTAGATTTTGTTCGGGACATCTATCATGCGGTCAGCATCGCTTGAACTATTGGGGTGAGAACCTGCCTTGGGAGGATTGTCCCAACCACCAAAGTAGAACGAGCCATTGAGAAATCCATGTTGCTCAAGTTGAACCTCATAACACTCTGAAAAATAATCGGTCTTAACTATTACAGCCTTATAAGCATTCACATTCGGGTAGAATATGAATATAAAAGGTGCATCGTGATAGGCCAAGGCATACGCATCACCATGCACAACAATATCCTTTCCGTCCTGCTTTATATATACATAAACCAAATAGGAAGCCTTATGATCCATGACTGTAGGTTTTTCATTAGTATAATTGGCAACATATCCATCTGTGTAGCAGAATTGTGCAGCAGCGTTGTAGCCAGCAAACAGTTTCTTTTTCATGTTGGCAATGTTGATACGGGAGTTGTAGGCAAAAGCATAACGCGGTATCAGCGTATCATGGCTATCGTAATCATCAGTCATAGCCTCGCGAGTAACAAGCGACTGGAGATAATCTTCGTCAATGTTAAGCAGTGTGCGCGTTGTTGTCAATGCCTCAATCTTTATGCTTTCAAGCAAATAGAATTGCGAACAAGATTTAATATCCTCTTTAACAGTATCCACAGAACGTCTGGGCAAGATAAGTCGCCCCGCAGGATATGTGAAATTTGTCGGGTCATAAGTGAAAGCATAGAGTTTATTGAATGTATGCTTCTGATAGCGCAAAGGATATGTAGTGGTTGAGGCCGCTTGGTTAGTGTGCTTACACACACAATATGAGTTTATTTCAGAGGATTCAGCAAAACGTTCACATTTACCATTCTGGTCGTAGGTGTATATCGGTTTGGAACAGAATATGTCAACAGAGCGCACAATGTCTTTCCAGTTGGAAAGGTTGTTGATATACGATTGCTCGATAACTGCATAGTCCAGTTTGTGGACCATTGCGACAACACGCATTACAGCCTCCTTGTATGAACCTTTTCCGCTGATGTGGTTCCAGAATACTTGTGGCGACAAGTCGGAAGATGCAATCATGAGAATGGGTGCAGAGTGCATCGTAAGCGAACCGTCATAGAGACGATAAGCATAGCGAATGAAGAAAGGAAAAATGAAGCGTCCTTTATTGGTGCTTTTCTCTGCGATGAACTTATTGACCTTTGCAAGCACTTGGTCTGTAACCTTAGTCTTGTTATCATCGGAAAATTCCTTAAAAATGTCGCCTTCACTTATGCCGTTGAAATTGATGGTGAATTCATCTGTGCGCACCAATTCGCCTTGCAAGCCAAATGACAGCGGGCACTCTGGTATTTTTGAACCAAGATACAGGTATCCAGTGGAGCCACCTTTCCACAGATAGTATTGCATGCCATTATCTGTAAGAAAAATGAGTGTGTTGCCAACAGACGTGACCTTTATGCAGTTAGCAACGTCGCCAATAACGGTGGTTGTATTTGGCTTTTTTTTGTCAAACCAGCTATATGAATTGTTTTTGGCTACAATGTAGTGCGTGAAGCTTGATGACTCGTGAATGAACACGCAACTGCCTGTATCGTCAGAAAGTTGTATCTCAACAGACGGAGGCATCACAGGCTTCAGTGCGCCATCTTCTGGTACAAGGTTGATGGAAGCTGCAAGAGAACCGTCGGAACATTCATAGTCGGACGGCACAGCGGAGAAGCCACTGTATTTTATTTCTTGGTTCATAACGGTTGCTTAAAGATTATTGGTAATATTGTTTCGCCGTCTCGCTGTTCTGCTTCTCCGACCATGAAGGAAGCTCGCTGCTCTTTGATGTTGCAGTTGTCGAGCATGAGCCGTGCGAGTAGGACGGAAGACGCACAGTAGTTGTTGGAACCTTTCTTTGTTGGGTGACACTGTGCGACATGCCGTCCTATTGCATTTTGGTGCCGGACTGCAAGCAGGTAGCACTCGCCAAGATGGAAGGCTACGTTGATACTGTCGCCCGGCTGGAGCGAGAGTAGCCGCACGACTCTTGCCGTAATGAAAATGCGGCCATTACGGGAGAATGTTATGTCGGGGCGGCGTGTTCGCTGCAAGAGTTTAATCATAATGCAAAGATATAGGGTTGTTGATGAAAGATGGTTTTAAGTTTAGAGGGACGTTCAATCCATCATGTGATGATGAATTGAACGTAGAAGTGAAACTCCCGGCACAACCTTGGTATTTGTGGGTAGTGCTTTGGATCCTCATTGTAGAGGAGGTATATGCACCGCTCCTTGGTGTTGCAGCGAATACCTCTCCTACGTAGCTTGTAGAGCATGTTAGCCCTGCGTTTGGGATGGCGCATTGTTGCTCTGCTTCAAGTCATCAATACGTGTGTCAAGCACATCAAAGTATGCTTTCATAGCCATGCGTTGAGAGATAAGCATGGCTGCCTGTTTGTAACCAACCTTTTCTGCCACATGGTCAAAACCTCTTGAAAGTAATTCGTCAAGGCTGTCAAGACGTTCTGCCAATTCACTGAACTCTATCTGCAAGCGGTCGAGGAAGCTGTCGGCACACTTGTAGGCTTGTTCAAAGACGGACTTAGGAGACCAAGAGTCGTAGGTGCTGCCGTCCGGGTTGGTGTACTGCACGTGATAACCTTCACGCCATTCGTGGTTGTCCTCGTTCTTGCGAGCGTAACCTTTCTCTACTGCGGCCAATTCGTTCATAGGTTCGGCCTTTACCTGTTTTGTTCCGATGTAAGTTTTCATTGTCTTTGTTGATTAAATATTATTCTTGTTTTCAAAAATAGCCCAAAGGCCATATTGGGGATGACGTATGGAAGTTGTACCTTGTATTGCTCTTGGCTTTGTCGGTATTTGCACATACCGCTTCTCATATTTGTATGCTATATTCAGAGCATGAAGCAAACGTGGGGTTTTGTAAGCGAAACAAATAAAGCACGTTCCAAGAGTAAAACCTTGGTATTTATTCCAATAGTTTTTCTTAGGGCTATAATAAGCCTTGAAGATTTTTCTTGCCTGTCGTACCTTCATCGTCTTATGTCTCCACTCATTGTAGAACAATGGCCTTTGATGCAGTCACATGTAATGTCACCACTCATGGTCTTGGCATTATGCACGTCACCATGGACTTCAACATCGCCTGTTTGAGTTTGGACATGCTCTACATCGCCTGTTTGAGTTTGGACATGCTCTACATTGCCTGTGAGTTCAATCTTGATGATTGGACAATCGGCTTTGTCGTACTGCTCAAATGGCTTTCCGTCGATGAGAATTTGACCGTCAACCAGTTCCATGCGTGAACTTTGAGGAATGTTAATTGTTCTGCCGTTGTAAGTGATACGGCCACTAACAGTGCCAATAATTGTGCTGGCGAAGTTGTTGGTGATTTTCATAAGAATTTGTTTCTTTGATAATTTGGTTTGTAATCGAATGGCTTAATCTTGCGGTCCGCTACGCCATTCCAATAATAGCGGAGAGCCTGTTGAATGTGGGGTTGTCGGTAGGTGGCACACCACTGCGAGCCTCTGTCATACCATGTGTCGCTCATGCGGTCGATGGGTGTGTATCTGACCATGCGGACTATTTTTCTTGCTTGTCGGGAACGCATCTTTTACTTTTTCTTGAAATAGTGAAAGTATATTTTACCAAGGAACTCATCAAACAGGTCTAAGTAATCTCGGATTATGTCAGACTCTGTAAGACCTCTGAATATTCCGTATGGAACAAACAGAACGAGAGCAACGATGTAAATAGGAGCAACAAGTAGTAATCTTAACAAGACCGAGAGTTTCGGAATTACATTATTCATACTGCACCTCCATTTCCTTTATCATGTATGTTTCTGACAATCTCCAACTTATCGTTAAAGTTGGTAACCATTTCGAAAAGTGGACATGATTTTTCTCCTTCTGGCGTTATATAGACCACATCAAAGCAGTAGCCACGCACGCCATCGACCACATGACCGATGATGTTTGCTCCATGGGCGAGAATGTCGCCATTGTATATTTCGTGGCCGTGCTTGTCTTTCAGCCCGGTGTTCATGCCGAGCGTGCTTTCCTTTACGGTGATGCAACCATTTTCTTGATTGGCATCTTCAAAAATGGCAGGAGTGCGACCATTCCAAACCAAATCACCATGTATCCAGCGGCCACTGCCTACGGCTTTACCACGAAAATCAATTGTTCTCATTGCTTGCTCCTTTCTTTTGAAGTTCGTTGATTAGTGCATCAGCCAAACTGACTGCCTCTTTTGCACAGCCTTGTGGCGTTTTGTACTCAAAGCCATTGATTGGCGAGTGGTCTGCACGTTGTGCATTGCCATCGTCCATATAGATTGCAGGGAGCATTGCCTTGGCAATCTCGTATCTACGCTGCTCCCAATTGATGGTTTTGTCCTCAATGACCCGCTCATAATCTCTGAACAGGTTTGCTTGCAAACCATACACTTTGCCGTTGTTGTCTGTACATTCGGCAAAATCGCCTCTCTCGTTATGTCGGAGAACATTGATTATTTCTCCAGTTGTTCTATGTCTGTATTTCATATTCTACATTTTTATAGAGAGTCAAGTCCAAGGATGTCCTCCACTCTGTGAATTTCTGTATCAACTTTCCGTTCCAACTCCATACTTTTAGTCAATGCCTCATGTGAACGGAGGCGGAAATATTCTTTTTGCACTGTACGCATTTCACGCACAAGCATGAAAAATGATTTTGCGTCCATATTATCTTCTACTCTTTCCCATAAGGGGTATTACGTTGTAAGTTTTGAAGCGATCAACGAGACGGCCGTAACCGTCATTGCGCTTGAACCGCTTTTCAAGCTCCTTGTTGTCAAGGTTTGTAGTCAGGTGGGCGAACTTGCCGAACTGTGTCCAAATCTCGTTGCGAGCGTGAAGGAACTCATCAGTGAGCAACCCGGTGTCCATTCCGAAGAACGTGCGGTCCTGTATGCCGATGTCGTTGAGGCACACGTTTTCGGGCTTGCACTGGAAACCTCGGCTTTCCTCCTCGAAGTAGGTGAAGCGGTCGAGGTTGTTGTGTATGGTGTAGTAGTTGACCATCTGTGTGACCGACAGGTTGTGAAAGAAACGAGGGTTGTTTGTGCGCCGTAGATACTCGCTGAATATCTGCATAAGGAGCGTTTTGCCAACACCTACGCCGCCCTGTATAAGGAGGTTCTTGTGTAGTTTGTAGCCACGTTCGGGGAATACATCTTCAGCAAGAGGGCAGTTGTTGAAGTAGAGCAAGAGGAAGCGCAGCACCTGCTTGTTGTCGTCGTCAACGATGAACTTGCGGCGTTGAGGAGCAAGTACCACGGAGTTGGCGATATAAACAAGGAAGCTGGAGTGTGCACTATATACGTTAGGGTCGGCAAGGTTGTACGCCTGTGCCCTCGCTTTTTCGGTCTCTCGCCGTAGGTTGAGTGCGCATTGGTGCAGGTTGAGCCACGGCGCATCCTTCTCGCGCTCGTTTTTGCGAAGGACGGAGAGGACAGCAGTGTCCCAATCAACATTGCCAGTAGGCCGTTTGCCGTACTTTGCAAGTTCGTCGATAAGGCATTTAGGGTATGGCTTGTTGTTCATAACTCGTAATAATTAAATGTCCTGACCCCCGAAGCCTCCATTGAACTCATACGAGGGAGGTGGCAGTTCGGTATCGCTGTCATGCTCGATTTGTGTGTAAGCCTTGCGCATCCATGAACAGAAATGCCGTTTTGCATCGTTGATGTTGCTGTGTGCTTTTCCATCATTCTCGCATTTGCAATGGTTGTGGAACGTGTCAAGGCGTTTGGCAAGTTCATCGGCACTGATGTGGAACTGCATGCACACGGGTTCATTCCATGTGTGGTCGGTTTTCATCTGCTCAATCTCCTGCTCAAGGGAGAGCGAATAATCAGACGGAGGCGTAGGGGCTTCGCTCTTAGACTTGGCAGACGAGGCAGTCTTTCCTTTCTTGGGAGGACGACCGCCAAGCTTGCCGAACTTCTTGCCATTCTCTTTGCGTGCGATGCTCGCATCAATGTTAGGCTTGACGAGAATGAACACCCCCTGCGCGATGTCGGAAAGTCCTTTCGGCTCTTTGCTGTCAAGCGCATACTCAATGAGTGCCGGGTAAACCTCGGTCTGCACTTCGATGGGCATACGCTTGATAGCCTCAAAGAAACTGCGATAGAAAACAAAACTGTCTCGTGCCATAATCAAACCTCTTTTATGCGGATGCCATGAACGTGGAGCATGAGTTTCCGCTTGATGATATACTCTTTAGTGCGAACGCCTTTCGTGTCCTCGACAACGGTCTGCCCTGTCGCGCGGTCGGTATAGACGAAATCGGCAACATAACGGCAGGGACGCTCGAAGAGAACGCGCGTGTCGCGCCCCTTGAAATCCTTGCCACACTCGCCATACTGGGCAGGTATCAACTCGTAGGACACCTGCTCCCGCAGGTCGGAGATAAGTCCGGCACGCTCCATGAGGCGGAGCTGGGCAGCGCGGTAATGCTCTTTCTTGGAGGCATGACCGCCCACACGCTCGTTGCCGTACTTATTCCGGCCTTGGAAAGCAAATGAAGAAAACTTAGCCATTGTCGCTTGTATTAACCTTGTAGCGGAACAAATCCATAATCTTGGTTTCGTCAAGCGTGGCAATCTCGTAGTCCATCACAGAACCTTTCATGTGCCCGACAACCACCGTGTGGGCATTGTTGATGTCGGAAGCCTTTACAATGAAGTAAACCGTCTGCTTCTTCTCCTTGGCTGTTTTCTCGTCCAAGGTTACGAACATCAACTTAGCCTTGAACCACTTGTCGGCAGAGTCAGCACCATTCTCTACAATCTCGGAGTAGTTGGTGCGCTTGATAGAAACCACATCAAAGTCACCCGAAATGTACGGTTTCATTTCCTTTGTGATGCGTCCCTCAGCCTCGGCAAATGAGCACGCATCTACAAGGTACAACTCTGTGACTTTCTTGGTCATGCCGTTCTCCATAGTCCGTTCGTAACGGACACCACATTCGTATAGCATCATAATGTAGCCTCCTTTCCTTCGTTGATAGCCTTTACCAGTTCCTTGCTTGTGCGGAACTTGACAGACGTGTGAGCCGGGATAACCAGAGGCTTGCCGGTCTTGAAGTTGCGTGCTGTGCGCTCAGCTACCTCAACAGGGGTGAATGTGCCGAAGCCACGGATAACAACCACTTCGCCCTTGGCGAGTGCTTCCTTGATAACTCTGAGTGTGCCGTCGATGGCTTTCACTGTTGTTGAGAGGTGCAGCTTCTCTGATACTGATACCTCACGTGTCAATTCATTCTTTGTCATGATTGATAGAGTTTAACTTGTGAGTATTTATTTTGCGATAAATTCATTTTCTACTTTCAGTTGTTCCACCTGCTGTTGCAGTTTGGCTTGTGCCTGTTGCGCACGATCGCGCTCGGCACGCGCAGACATGATGCACATGGCACTTGCCGCAGACCCTATGAGTATAACAAGTGCAAGGGCGAACCATGAACGCCGGGTGACGAAGAAGTTGATGGCATTCCAGACGTTGACTGCTATAATGGCATGACAACGTATGAGCTGACGGAACGCCTGAGTGGTGGTCATTGATGTTTTCATATTGTTGTGATTTGATTTTGCCGTTTCTTTAGTTTAACGATAAGTTGTCTGATGCACCATGCACGGCTGGAATAGCGCAAGCCTTGCTGTGCATCGTAGAGTGTTGCTGCATCGGTGAGATACTTGATGACCTTTTGGAGGTCGGTTTTGCAGAGGTCAGCCATCGTCATGAGGATTTAGGAATAGGCTTGTTAGTTCATCGAAATACATTTCATCCTGTGGAATGTCATCGTCAGTAGCCATTATTTGGTTGGCGATGGACTTCTTTTTGTGGATGATGGCGTAGAGTGTTCGGTCGATGGTGCCACGGCCAAGGAGGTAGTAGCACGTCACGTTGTCCTTTTGTCCGATACGGTGTGCGCGGTCTTCGCATTGGCAACAGTCGGCATAAGTCCATGGGAACTCCACGAAAGCCACGTTTGACGAGGCCGTGAGTGTGAGACCCACGCCAGCTGCCTTTATGGAACAGATGATGAGTTGCGCCTTGCCTGACTGAAAAGCATCGACAGCAGCTTGTTTCATCATCATGGAGTCGCGTCCGGTAACAGATACAGCCTTTGGAAACGCCTTTTTTATCTCGTCCACAATCTCATGCAGAGAGCAGAAGAGAATGAGTGGCTTGCCGTTGGCGAGGAAGGTGCGCGTGAAGTCGATGGCTTGCTTCACCTTGCCTTTGGCAGAGAGTGAGCGCAGGGTCATAAATTTAACGAGAGCCTCCATGCGCATCTTTCTACGAATGTCGAAGTCGTCGCACTCGGTGTATTGGCGCAGGTATTCGGCAAGGTCGGCTTCGGCAAGCATATACTCGTCACGGTTGGAAATATCCACAATGAGGTCTGTGCGCGTCTTGTCGGGCAGTTGGGTGAGTACTTTGGCCTTTTCGCGACGGATCATGCAGCGCGAGTAGAGTTCGGCAGAGAGCCGTTCGAGGTTGCGCGGAGCATCTTCTTCGTCTTTACCTCGTCTCTCCTTGCTTATCTCGCCACCGCCATACTCGGCAAGGAACTTGGCGCGTCCGCCAAACTCAGGCAAACGTCCCATTATGGAGAGCTGCGCTATGAGGTCGGCAGGACGATTGACAACTGGCGTACCAGACAGCAATATGCGGTACTCCTTGCCTTCAGCAATGCCACGTGCGAAGATAGTTTGCTGGGCTGATGGGTCTTTAACGCGGTGACTCTCGTCTATGATGATAGAGCGAAACAGTTTGATGTCGGGCGTAAAAATCACGTCTTTCAAACGGAAAGCGCTACGCGAGCCTCCCTTGATGTCCCATACAAAGTACTTGCGCAGAGACTCATAATTGACGATTGCTACCTGCTGCATACCCATACGGAGAAGATAGGGCCATGTGGTCATGACGGAGTTGTCGAGGACAAGGGCTTTCTTGTTGGTGAATTTCTCGAACTCGCGCTGCCAGTTGATTTTGAGCGAGGACGGACAGACCACAAGGCAAGGGTATGCATTGGCACAGTCAACGACACCGATGCTTTGCAGCGTCTTTCCCAAGCCCGGCTCATCGCCGATTAAAAATCGGTGCCAGCGCAGCCCGGCAAGTATGCCCTCCTTCTGATAGTCGTAAGGCTCGACGCGAAGATTATGTTTAAGTGTTTCAGCAATACGCATTGATTGTGTGTTTTGAAATCGTTATGTCGTAGCCATGTATGTATGCTTGCTTGCGTAAGTCGGCGCATGAGAGCATGCAATGGCGAGCTTCCTTTGAGCGAGCGGCCATGCCTGAAGAAGAACGTACCCCCCCCCCACAACCATGCCACCACATGTATATCCGTAAGAGCCAGAGAACACAGCGAACGGACACATACGTCTGAGGCGTTTGAGCAGCTGGATTTGTGCTGTCTGTGATAATTTCTTTTTCATACTTAGTCTGTTACATAAGATTGAAAGCCCAATATTGGAAAGCGAGTTCTTCGTACTTCTCGCGTCCGCGATTGTAGATGTCGTCGCCACGGTTGATGAACTTCTTGAAAATGTTGCAGTTCTTTTTGCTGATTGCGTAGATGAAGTCGCGGTCGGAATGGGCGATGTCCATGTACCATGCCCTGCTACGGTCCCAGTCGAAGAAATCTACAGCATTGTCGAACTCCGCTTGTGTTGAGGCGAATGTTGTTTTCAGATCGCCGCCGAAGTTGGCCATTGGCAACCACCAGTCCCATTTGCAGCGTGTGTCCAGATGGAAGGTAAATCCCCCATTGCTGAACTCCTGCTGCTTGTTGACCATGAAGCGTTGTGTATCGGCATGTTCGAGAACCTTAGCGAGGAATTGGTCTCGTCGTGCTTCTGCACGCAGTGCACGTTGCATTTCGCGAGCGTGGAGGAACTCCTCCTCAGAACATTGTTCGCCGTCGATGGTCATGTGCAGGAAGTCAACACGCGAGGGTTCGGTGATGATGGCATCGACGATAGAACCGAAGCGGAAAGCAGCCTCCTTGTCGCCGAACTGCATGTGAGGGTGCAGCAGGTTTTTCAGTTCGGTGAGGTCAGAGTTGCTGACCTCACTGCGCTGATAGTATTCGTCCGGGTTGTTAATCTTCGTCATAATCGTCGTAATCAGGTTCATATTCAACTTCGCCCTCACCATCGCACACCTCGCAGACTTCCTTTTCGCCCTTGATAAAGTACTTGTGCTGGGCAATGGCCTCTTCTTCCGTTTCGGGAAGCATATTCCATGCTTCTTCGGAACATTCTATTTCAAAGTCTGCCTCAAAGTCGTAGGCGTGCCAATGATAGCCCTTGCCGCCACAAGCAGCGCACTCGACCATTGTAGGCTCTCGTTCATTCCAAGGTGCATCGGGGTCGTACTCCGCACCGGCAGGATAATAACCACTCTCGTACATAACTGTTTATTTAGCTTTTACTTCCTCATCATAGGAAACTGATGTTGAACTGATGAACTCCGGGTGGTCCTTGTCGTTAGCCACCTTCTCGCAGAATGTGATTTGCTTCTTGAATATCTTGGCGAGGTCTTCGACCGACATAAACTGTCCCTCCTTGGACCACCACATAGATACGGCAGCGAGAACGCCCTGTGCGTCGTGGAAGTGTATGCGCTTCTTGACAGAGGTCTTAGGTTGATAGCCAGCCGGAGAAACAACCGCTTGCTGACCGAACAGGTTGCCAATCTCGGAAGCCTCGGCTTGCATCTTCTTCTTGGCTGCTTCCTCTTCCTCCTTGCGCTTGCGCTCAGCATCGATACGTGCGGCTTCGGCTTGCTCACGTGCTTTCAGTTCAGCAGCCATGCGTGCCTTCTCTTCCTCGTTTGCCTTCTGCATACGTTCCAGCTCTGCTTTCTTTGATGGCAGCATGTCGATGATGGAGTCACGGTATTCGGCTACCTCGAACTGAAACTGCTCACGGAACTGTTGCATGAGCTTGGAAAGAATGGAAGAACGAATGCCCGGCAGCTGGTCTCTCATGTCGGCAATTTCAGCCGGGATAAAGACAGTGGAGGTCAGTGTTTTCCCATATTCAGCCGGAAGAGTGACGGGATATTCACGGATAGTCTTGCACTGTGCTTCGTAGTTTTCGAGGGTCAGACCGCTGTTGAGCTTTGTCAGCTCGTTTGTGGCATTGGTCGTATATACATTGAACTGACGCTTGAAGTCGTCCTCCACGTCCTGCTTGTAGCGGCTGAGAGCCTGTTCGCGCTGCTGACGGATAATCTCTTCACGGCGGCGGCGTTCTTCCTCTTCACGCTTTCGTGCTGCATAGGCATTGCGCTCCTGCTGGATTTGATAAGGGATAGAACCGGTCTTGTTAGGATCGACAGAATTTTCCATGCCGGTGAACTCGGAACGTATCTGGTCGAATATCTTGGTGATGGCTGAACGGTTGGTGTTCATTTTCTTCACCGTGTTGCGAGCCTTGTTGATGTAGTTGGCGCACTGCATATCCAGTTCATCGTTCATGCCGTTGGCCTTGATTTGTGCAAGGAGTTTCTGGCCATACTCGCTGCAACGCTTGGACGAGGTTGTGTTGTCCTTGTAAATCTGTGGCGCGGATTGCGCTATCATCTGTACGTTCTCTTTGCGTACGATGGTGAGGTCTGTTGTCTGTTCGCTCATTGTTGTAAGTATTATAGGGTTAGAATGTGTCGTCGTCGTTGTTGGCGGCAGGGTCAACGGTTACTCCTGCAGACGTGTCGGTCTGAGGTGTGAAGTCCTGCTTCTCTTGGATAATCTCGCCAGTGGCGGTGTCAACCTTCTCGCCATCACCGGTAACGCCGTAGATGTCGTCAGTGATTTCTGTCTCGTCAACTTGCTGTGACTCCAACTGTGTAGCACGACCGACACGTGCTTTGGGGTAGGTTTTGAAGGCGTGCTTGATGCACTTGGCAACGAGGAAACCAGGGTCGATCTGTCCGCCTTGTGCTGTATAGAGGGCGTTGGGTTTACCTTGTACCCATTGTCTTGTTTGGTTGTTATACTTGGAGTTTTGACGAGCAGAGTAGTTGGAGAGTCGTTGCCAATCTTCGGGAAGCATCACGGCATAGTCGGCAGAACCGTCAGCGCGTGTTATCTTCATGAAGCAAGCCACGATGCGGCCGGACTGGTGGGGTAGACGGCAGGTGTAATTGACGAACTTCTGTCCGTTGCGCTCGCCAAACTCGAAGCTGTCCTCTTCGTACACGATAACCGGGTTGTCGGCGTGGCGTATCTGGCCGCAGCGTGCACGAAGCACCAGCTCGCCATATCCAGAGACGGTGAGGACGCATTGTGTCTCGTAGCGGTTCTTCTTCTGTCCATGCTCGTCAATGTAGGAGTCAACGGCAATAGAACGTGAGAGGAGGTAGGCTTGCGCCTTGGTGCCGGGTTCGAGGGTGAGACCAGAGATGGCTACATCGAGGAATGATGTGAAGATGGAGAAGTGGTTGCACTTCTTGCGGATGTCCTCTTTCTCGGAGAGCAGACGGTTGAAGTTGCGAGACTCTTTCTCGTAGGCTGCTTCGCCCGATACGCCAGTAGAGGGTGTCCACATGGCCTCATAAATCTGAATGAACTTGTCGCGCACTTTGTCGTTGCGGACGATTTCCAGTGGCTTTAATTCGTTGAGTTGCTCAACGTTAATTCCTATTTTACCCATAGTTGTTGAATTTTGAATGTGATTAAAATATTATTCGTTTGCGAGAGCCGCAGGGTGGAGTCGAACCTACCTAATGTCTCAGACTTTACATTCGTTGTGCCTATCCGATTAGCACGTGCTATCTGCGGCAGTTGAGGCTACTTGTCAAGGTAGTCTTGTTGTATCCTCTGCAACAGCCGCAGGTCGGCTGTACGGTATTCGACTTTGCCCGGACGTTTGTAGGCAAGGATCTTGCCCTGCTTGCGCCACCGCTCCACATTGCCACGACCGAACATCTGAAACGCTTTGTTCTGGCTGATGAACTCAGGGTCGTTGGCATCCTGCTTAATCATGTGGGCCACCTTTGCGGCCACATCATTGAGGAAGGTGGAGTAGCGTACGCACTTGTCTGGGAAGTTAAGGAAGTCCATTATAGTTCGCCCTCCTGTCGGCTCATTGGGTTTGGGGTTTCGTTGGCTCCATCGCACAGCTTGTCGAAGAACTGAAGCAACCAGTCATGCTTGCGCCACTTGTTGAAGAGCACGATGGTGAGAGCAAGCAGCAGGAAACCGAGGGCCTTGTCGAGGATAAGGTGGAAGAGGTACGCGAAGAAACTGTTGTCTTGCTCCTCTCCGAAAAGGAAGAGTGTTCCTGCGCATCCGATGATAAGTAGGATGCAAACGCGGGTGATGGAATATGCTTTATTCATTTTTGTTGTTATTAGTGGTTGCACATGGTGGGGTTTTAGCGTGCTCAACGTAACGGTTGAGGAACATGCAGTAGCAGCCGTTGAGAGCATTGTAGGACCGCTTGCAGGAGGTGCAGAACTTGTTAGACATTAGTTGTAGAGGTTTATGCCCAACTTGTTGAACGCCTCTTCTTCTGCAACGGATCCGCGCCAAGCGTCGAGATAATCGTTGATGGCTTTCTCGTTGTTGGCATCGGCCTTTTCGTTATAGCCGAAGTCCTTGCAGAAGGCTGACCAGCTGATGCGGTCGAGTTCTTCGTTAGACAAATTGGTTGAGGTGTTGCAGCTGATGAGGCTTGCAAGGATGAGTGCGAGTGTGATGATTTTCTTTGTCATGATGATTGGGGGTTTAAATGGCGAACGCACCTTGTGATTGAAATGTAAAAGTGTCGAATTTTTAATTTTTGTCGTTTGGCGCGTTCGCTTATGTTGATTATCTTTGTTGTGTCGAATTTTTAATTTTTATTTTATGACTAATCTTATTTCAGTTTCAGAGTTGCGTAACCTTGAGAAGGTTATAGCAGCCGAAGTGTGCCCTTATTGTGGTAAGTCGTGTGAACCTTCCATTGCTTTTTCCCAACGTTTGAATGTTGATAGGAGTTCGGGCGTTATTTCAGTTGGTGTGAACAACTGCTGTTGTGAAGATCGGAAGAGAGATATAGTTAATTTCTTGATGCAGATAGCAAGCAAGCGTAGAATGCCTAAATTTCCATTTTGATGTAGCGTCCACAAAGCTTTAAGTGTTTCGACTGGTCGTGCTGCACGTATTCCCTTATCGGTTAATACAAATGTGCGGTATGGCTGGGCGGACTCTGTAAAGATGATGTGCTTAATCTTCATGCGATACGTGTAGCCGTTATTGTTCTTTGTTCTCGATTGGTTGTTGTGGAGAATGTTTTGTCCCACTGCAATCCAAAGCTGGTGCAGATTGACTTGAGGTAGCTTGAACGGCTAACAGATACCGTCAACGCTTCACCAACTTCAAGGTCTCGTAACTGACCTAAGAGCGTTTTTTTTCGCTGATTTTTAGATGTTTCTGTCATTATTTCGATATTTATTTATAACTTCATGGTGCAAAAGTAGTCAGTTAACTACATACAAACAAGTAAAATGACTACTTAATGTAGTCATTTAATAACATTTAACTGTATAATAGTATATGGAAACAATTAACGACCGCATGGAAATGCTTGTAAATGAGCGTTTTAATGGCAATAAGGCTGCTTTTGCAAAGGCTATAGGTACTGAAAGAGCTACGTTGTCAAATTATATAGGTAGCGCACGTCGTAGCAAACCATCTGTGGATATGGTTACAAAAATTGTGGTTGCTTTGAACGTAGATGCACGATGGCTACTGACTGGAGAGAAGGACGAGATGCATAATAATGTTTTAGTCGGGGACAATTCTGATGGCAACGTAGCCATTGGAAGCCACAACTCCGTGGGTAACGTTACGACCAATGCAGGAGATACAGCCGTGTTGGAGGAACGCATAAAGTCGTTGGAGGCTCTGTTGGCTGAGAAGGAGAGGTTGATTAAGGTTTTGTTGCAAGGACGATAAATAGTATAATATTGTGGGAAGGCAGTTTGATGGTTGTGCCGCATTAGTGTGGCTTATTTATCTTTCCTCGTTGCTTGTTATGGCATTTACATATGCTTATAAGAGAGGATGGCTGTTTTTATATATTATTCCTTGTATTGCTTTATTCTTTATAATTTTGACAATACGTTTATTCTATTTGAAGAATAGAATAAAGGAGGAATTACAAGATAAGAATAATAGACTTAATTGTGAAATTCGTATTCTAAATAAAAAAAACAATGAAGAAATTGAAAATATTAAGAAAGAGTTTGATACACAAATATCTACATTAAAAAATGCTTTCATAAAGAAAGAAAAAAATCTTACTCTTGAATTTTCTGAAAAGTTGGAAATAATAAAGAAGCAAAAGCAAAGATTGCAATATCTGCTATATGTTACAACACCATTCCAGTATTCTGCTTCAATAATAACTGACATGAAAGTTTGGGTGTATGAAGACGAAAAGAGGTACTTGAGAAATAAAAGCAGACCGGCATACACTGCTGCTGAAATTGTTTCTCAATTAAAAAAGAAAACGCATGCATATATTGCAGATTATAAATCGATGCTCTATAAATATGAATTCCTTTTGTCTACGTTTCCAGAATTGAAGCGATATGTTGATGATGAGGAAGCATTGCTGAGTTTAAGTAAGGTAGACAATTATAATGAATTCAAAGAAAATAGGGATTGTTGCCGAGACTATCTTACAGATGAGGAATACAAGTCGTTGTCAGTAATAGAACGAAACCAACTTGCGCTTGACAGATACAAGAAAAGACCTAAATCAAATTGGACGGTCGGTATGCTTTACGAAATGTATATAGGACATCTGTTGCATGATCAATACGATGTCGTTCAATTTGGTATAATCAATGGAGTTGAAGATTTAGGTAGGGATATTATTGCAAAGAAAAAATATCCGTTTGGTAAGGAAACGACATACATCATTCAATGTAAGAATTGGTCTACAACGAAAGAAATTCACGAAAATGTAGTGTGTCAAATATTTGGCACTACTATGGAATACGAAATCAAAAACAAAAAAACGCTGAATCAGGAAATAGTTCCTGTATTATGTGTAACAACAAGACTCTCGCAAACTGCACAAATATTTGCTGAGCGTTTAGGAGTTAAGGTTTATGTAAAGCCAATGGGGGACTTCCCAATGATAAAATGCAATATTAACAACGGCCAAAAGATATACCATCTTCCGTTTGATCAACAGTATTGGAGAACGAAAATTGAAAAACCTGGAGAGTTTTACGCATGGACAGTAGAAGAAGCGACAAAAAAAGGTTTTAGGAGAGCCTTAAAGCATCTGAATTATTGATTGCGAAATTTGTCCGACACATGCTGAACGTTTAAGGTGTATGTCGTGCGTAGGTTATGGCAGATACAATCTCACTTTTCATTGCGACTGGTATGCAGTTCTGGATATTTCGATAACATACCGTTAGTACGGAACTGCTCGATGACAGACAGCGTGATAAACTCTGCAAGATAGTCCTTGCGTGACCGTATTTCTCGCTCAGCAGCAAGGCGCACAGCCATGTGGGTGGCGGTCTCCTCGGTAGAAGGAACACGCAGCGTTGTGGCGATTTGATTTTCAATCTGCTGCAACTCGCAGAATTGGCGTACATAGCTTTCTATCTTCTGAAGCCAGTCGGGAAGTGTGGGGATGTTGTTCATATCTTGTAAAATCTAAAAAAATATGGAACTGAAGGAATTTATAAATAACACGTTGACTCAGATAGCGGAGGGCGTGCAGGGTGCTATAGACCAGTCGGAGGGTAGGGGATATTTGATAAGTCCTGTAGTGGGCAATGTCGGAGAAACATGTATTGTACACTTCGACCTATTGGTTGAAAGCCAAAAGGAAGGCGGAGCCAACATCAAGGTGCTGAGTGGCAATGTTTCCGAAAAGGTAGCCAACCGAATAAATTTCGATGTCGCTATGACCTTGCCGCACCCAGAGGAACCTGCGAATGAACAAAAGAATTGTTTGCACAGGCAACTGGAAGAGGGCAAGAAGAAGGATACTATCTTATCAAATCCTCAAATTGATCATTCAACTCCTCGTAACTAAACGAGTGTAAATAATAGAATGCATTCATGGCTTCGCTCGCTGCAATGTCGGCATCGTGCTTTTTCATGTAAAAGCGGAACAACTTCCTATACGGATGAATTCTATGCTGAACTTAAAGAAGCAGCATGGAATATCCTACATGAGAATCCAGGTGCGGACTTCGGAGACTGGAAGATGATGCTCATCGAGCAATACCCGACAGAAGTTGTGGACGCACTCGGTACGAACCCTCCTGAAGTCTTTGCGGAACTTTCCGATTGGTGGAATTGCATGGACTACGACGATGGAGTACTGGAGATACCGCACACGTTCCGGGAATGGGCAGAGTATTTCGCCACTGAACGCTCCGTGGAACTATACGACCTACTTGTTGAGGCGAAACGCAAATAAGGCGTTTTAAGCGTCTGTTTTCGTCAAAACAATAAAACCCTCATACGAACATGCAAAGTTCGTCAGAGGGGCAAAAGAATGGCTCTGGACGGCATTGTGATGCCAGAGTCAGAGTCGCACAAACAAATGAGATTAACACGATAAGATTAGTTAATTCACCTCTTTTGATAGAGACGCTTACAAATTCTTCAAAAGTCCCTCATAATGAGAGGGTGAAATCAGCGGCCCAGGCTGCTGTTGAGGAATAATAGCAAATATTTGAATCTCAATAAATTAGGTGGAGAGTCTTTGTAACAGAGGGCTTTCCACTTAATTCGTTTTTAGTGGAAGTACCACTGAAATGCTACAAATAATGATGGTGTTTTATATGTGTTTTGCAATTTCCGGAGATATATTTCACATATGTTGTCATAGAGCTAAATACAATGGTGTTTATTGAATCAAATCATTGGTATCCCGTTATGTCTTTCAATCATTATAAGAATATTGAAGTATAACGACAGACACCTTCCATTTTATGATTTGCATTGTTTTAACGATGTGTTAAAATGATGCGGTTTGATTAAAACGAAAGAATACACAAAATACAAACGCCTAATTAAATAAGTGCTTGCATTTTGAGTATTGAGGAGTATGCTTTATTTCATAATACCATTATCCGTGTCACGCAGGTTTATCTTCTTTTCTGCTGACTTATGTTTGTTGCCTCGGCTCAGTTGCCAAGATATATTCAACGTAACGAGATTGCCGCTATCCTTAGAATAACCAATAGTGTGCTTATACAGATTACGGTTGAGCAATTCATTCTCGTATGACTTATGATTGCTGTCAAAGGGGTTGGCCCATGACAATGAGAACTGCAAGTCGCGCCACATGTAAGAGGCTTTTAGAACCGAATAAGCACCGCTGAAGCCTTTCGATTCGCCTTCAAAAAATCGGTTGCCGTTATCTATGTATCCTTGCAACGTGAAGTGGCCGAGATAAGTCGTGATGCTACCTACATAAAACCACGATGTATAGCAATGTGTATAGTCTTTGCCGAAATTAAAGCATCTGTTCATTCCTCCATAGGCTGCAATCTGAAGTTTTTCGGGCAAGAGCCAATAGCCAGCATACGCCATAGCGTTCAGCACAGAAATTTCCTTTTGATTAATCTGAGTATAAATGAATTTATTGTCGTCAGTTCGTTCATAATGAGCCATGTTGGGTTTGAAACATTGTTTGTAATAACCTTCAACAAAGGTCTGCAGGCGATTGGTATTATATGAAAACTGTAATCGGTGCTCCATATCGCGCGAAGGTTTCAAATCTGGATTACCAATAGTCCATTCCATGCTATTGGTGCGAATCATAGCATCACTTGTCATGGCTATACGGGATACCCTGTCCCACATCTGATAGGTATAGCTCAACTGCATATTGTTATTGATGTTGTATGTCAGCGAGGCTTTTGGACGGAATGTCCAGAAGTTATATCTGTGACCATTCTGAGTGTAATGGATATAGCTTGCGCCTGTACCTAATGTGTAACGCAACGGTCGGAACAGCCCCTTAAATTCTGCAAAGGCATATAGGCGGTTGTTGTTAGTCTTGGTCAAAGCGGAAGCGTCGCCAAGATAGTCGTTCTTTGTGTGTTTATAGCTATAGTTCAAGCCTGTTGAGAGTGTAAAGGGCTTGAGCCTGTTCTCATAAATCACCTCAGTAAGAAGAGATGCTGTCTTGCCGTCCACATCATATTTATAAGGCGTACCCTCGTCATAATAGCTGCTTGTCTGTGTGGATATATAGGTACCTACGGCATTGGCTGTGATGGATTGGAGTGGGGTGAGCTGACGAAAGAAATAAATATCCAATACAGGCGAAAGGCTCTTATCTTTTTCTCGGCTTGTAGCCTGATATTGTCGAGAGCCGTCCGTGATGTCCTTAATATTATAGTTGTCTGGCGTGTTGTTGAATGCTCCACTCAAGGAAGTTTGAAAGACGGTTGCTGTGGAGTCAGACCAGTTATAGGTTAGTTTTGCGTCATGCGCAATGGATTTACGAAGCGACTCCACATCGTTTCGCTCAATAGTGTAGATACTGCCGTCTGTCAAGGTGTATTCTGCCAACTGCTTGCTCTTTGAACCTTTTGTTTTGTATCCACTCACATCATACGAAAGCGATAATTCACTTTTGTCCTTATTCCATTTACCATACACCATACCATCGCCTTGCAACGTCGTAAGTGCAGAGGTAAGGTCCGTACCAATAGTATAACCGCTCTCGCTCCTGCGTATAACTATATCAATCACATAGCCAATGCTTTCGCCATAACGAACGCCGGGGTTGTTTATAAAGTTTATCTTGACAATATCCTTTGGGTTGAGAGCCAACATTTCCTGTTTGCCTACAACAATGCCATTTACTCGAAGTTGAACGCTACCTCTGTTATCAATAGCAGTAATAGTATGGCTGATGTTGTCAATACGAATATTGGCAAGTGTGAGTTTCTCAAGAATGCTGTAACCATTGTTCGAAGTCTGCTTCTGTACATCGGTAGGATAGATTATCATACCGTCGGCCTTGTTCACTACCTTAGAGGCTTTAACCGTTACTTCATCAAGCGTGATTGTCTTGTCCACATTCTGAGCATTAGCGCAGAATGCAGAAGTCATAATAATTGAAATTGTAAAGAATCGTTTCATTTTGCACCATTTTTTATTTTATGGTGCAAATCTATTTTCTCCTTGCAAGAAAGCCAATTATTCAGGCTGACATCTCCCTGACAATTGACCAACAAAAGCCTATCTATCTGATTTTCAGACTATAGCTCTTACCCCGATCCGATTCGATTTTCAGAATGCTATGTGTTTCTATGATAGGTTTTATACGTCTGATTAGCGTATAAAGCGTATCGCTTGCATTAGGTTTCTTAGGCCATAGTCGGTCGCAAATCTCCTGTTTCGATAGCGTATGAGAATCTGTCGTTATGAACATTTCGAGCAAGGAGTGTTGCATAGGAGTAAGACGTATCTCCTCACCCGATATGGTCATGAATTTATCATCATGGAACACAATACCACCGTATGCCAAACCTTGAACAATCAACTCCGGTTTATTCCTTCTTACATACCACAAACTACTTAACAGCCACAGCATCCCGATAAACAAAAGAGAGCCCGAAGCCTTTTGGTCGGACATCATGAAAGTCGTAGCAAAGTTGCAATTTGCCTCTGCCACCAACTTTGTTTCCCAACGTCCACCTCTGCGTACGGTACGCATGGCAATACCTGCCGTATCTTTCAATTCGGCTATAGTGAGGCAGTTGCGATAACAACGTATGGTGTCTGTAGTAACCACATTGTCTGGCATTTTCAGAAGAACTTGCTTCAATGCCTGATTAACATCCTGGGCTATCATGTATTCTGTTCTGTGATAGCTGTTAAAGCCTGTGCACAACGCGCAAAGCATAAGAAAACTGAACACTATGTATGGAAGGATCTTCATAATTTATCCAATATAATACGTGAAATACTTCATTAATGACACAAAGGTACATTTTTCAGCTGAAAACACACATTACTTTATTGAAACAGTGCGTAATTTGCAGAAAAATCATTATTTTTGAAGAAGTAAGTGTAATAAGGAAAATATAGCGTCAAGACTCAACGAAGCTACTTTGTGGTTAAAAACGGAGGAAAAATTAAAATCATTCTCTTTTATGCAGATGCACTGCATAGATAGATATAACTTTGCGACAAGAAAAATAATAGAATACAATATATGAACAAGCAACAGCTGGCAAACAGAATATGGGCATCGGCGAACAATATGCGCAACAAGATTGATGCCAATGAGTATAAGGACTACATTTTGGGACTTATCTTCTACAAGTTCTTGTCCGACACAGAGGTGAAATACTTCATCGAGGACTGCGAATGGGAAGAAGATGAGCTGGTGGAACTCGTAGAGAACTACGAGGATATGAATATGAAGAACGCCATTGCCGAGTGTCAGGAACACATCGGCTTCTTCATCGAATATAAGTATCTGTTCAATACTTGGCTTACAGATACCGAGTTCAGCGTTGCAACGCTCAGCGAGGCACTCAGTAACTTCGAGCGTCTGATGAGTGAAAACTTCGCATCGGTGTATGCCGGCATCTTCAAAACCCTGCGCGAGGGTCTGAGCAAACTGGGTGACAATCCTTCGGCACAGACCAAGGCTTTGAAAGGACTCATCAAACTCATCAAGGACATACCGACTGATGGCTCGCAAGACTACGACGTGTTGGGCTATATCTATGAGTTCCTTATCAGCAACTTTGCCGCCCATGCTGGCAAAAAGGCAGGTGAGTTCTATACACCCCACGAGGTTGCTATGGTGATGTCGGAGATTGTGGCCGAGCACCATAAGGAGAAGGAGTCGCTCGAAATATATGACCCCACCAGTGGTTCCGGTTCGCTGCTCATCACCATCGGCAAGGCCGTGAGCAAACACATCAGGGGTAAGAACAAGGTGAAGTACTACGCCCAGGAACTTAAGGAAAACACCTACAATCTTACCCGTATGAACCTCGTAATGCGAGGCATCATTCCGCAGAATATTGTCACCCGCTGTGCTGATACACTGGAGGAGGACTGGCCTATCCACGAGGAAGGTTCTGATATAGACAAGCCCCTGGCTGTTGATGCCGTGGTGAGCAACCCGCCTTATTCGCAGCATTGGGATCCAACCAACAAGGAAATGGACGCCCGCTTTGCCCAGTATGGACTGGCTCCGAAAACCAAGGCCGACTATGCTTTCCTGCTCCATGAACTGCATCACCTTAAGTCGGACGGCATTCTTACTATTGTGCTGCCACATGGCGTACTGTTCCGTGGCAAGGCACCAAAGCGGTTCGACAAGGACGGTAATCTGTTGCCCATCGAAGAGCGTGAAGAAGGTCAGGCTGAAGGCCAAATTCGTGCAAACCTCATCGAGAAGAACAATATCGATGCCATTATCGGTTTGCCAGCTAATATATTCTTTGGCACTGGCATTCCCACACTCATTATGGTACTGAAAAAGAACCGTGGCGACGAGGGTGTGCTCATCATCGATGCCAGCAAAGGCTTCATCAAGGACGGCAAACAGAACAAGCTCCGTGCCTCAGATGTGAAGAAAATTGCCGACACCTATCGCGAGCGAAAGGACCTCCCTGGTTACTCCCGTGTGGTAAGTCGTGACGAAATTCGCCGTAATGAGTACAATCTCAATATACCCCGCTATGTAGATTCGAGCGAAGCTGCTGTGAAGTATGACATTTACAGCACCATGTTTGGTGGCATTCCTAACACCGAGATTTCAGACCTTGGCACCTACTGGACAGCCTTTCCTACGCTGCAGCAGGACATCTTTGCAGCCGAGGCCGATAAACCATACTCCTCGGTCAAGGCAGAGAATGTATTAGATACGATCTTTGCTAATGCAGATGTAAAGACTTTCAAGGCAAACTTTGCCACTGCCTTTGCTGATTTCCAGACGATGCTTCATCAGCGTCTTGTAAATCATGTGGAAGATGTGAAGGAACTGGAGGAGAACGACAATATCTCTGCCGACATCTTCCGCCGCATCGCCCCGCTGCCCCTTGTGGATAAGTATGCAGCCTATCAGATTCTGACCGACCACTGGCAAGGCATCATGGGCGACATTGAAATAATCCAGACTGAAGGCATGGGCGCTTGCAATGTGGTGGAACCGAAATACAAGATGGTGAAGGACAAAAATGGTGTAGAGCAGGAAGTGCCAGACGGTGAGAAGGGCCGCATCATGCCTTTCGACCTTGTTCAGCACGTCTATTTCCAGACCGAACTCGACGGCCTCACCGCTATCTCAGAGCGCATCGAGGCCATCAATGGCGAAGTTGATGCCATCAAAGATGACTTCAACGATGACGAGCAGGAAACCTATCTTGACGCAGAAAAAGACGGTGCACTCGACAAAAACAAAATCAAGGCTGATGCCAAGACCAAGGCTGATGTTGAGCCTGATACAAAAGACAAGCTGAAGGCTATTGTAGCCCTTTGGGACGAACAGTCTAAGGCAAAGAAGGCACTCACCAAGAAGACACTTGAACTCCTTGCCAAGACCAAAGAAAAGATAGAAACCCTCGATATGCACGAGATTAGCGCCTTGCTCGATAAAAAGTGGATAGTACCTGTCACCACAGCCATCAGTGCCATGCCTGATGCAGTCATCGCCACGCTTGTCGATGCCGTCCAGAGTTTGGCAGAGAAGTATTCCGTTACCTATCATGACATAGAACGCGACCTCGCATCGTCACAACAAACATTGGCCGATCTTGTCAGTCAGCTTACTGGCGACGAGTTTGCTATCAAGGGTTTAACCGAGTTAATCAAAGGGTGAGTATGGAAAACGAGTTCAAAGATTTCGACCAGTTGGCAGAAACGTTCAAGTCTGTGGCAGAAGCGCAAAATGCGTGTCTGAAGCAATGCAAAACCATGTTGGCAGGCTTTAAGGCACTTGGCGAGCGCGACATTAAGTACATGGACGGCTATATGGACGGCTTGTGGGATTTCATAGAAGCTGGTGGTGAGACAGAGAAGCTTTATAGGGACTATCTGGCTTATATCTCCGAGTTCAATCCCAAAGAGGCGCAGCGGCGTTTCAAAAGTTTGGAAGATGACCTTGGCTACTGGACACCTGTGGTCATAGCGGCCGCGTATGTGGCCAAAGAACTGCACCAGGGACAAAAGGACAAAGGTGGTAATGACTATTTTACCTCTCATTTGCTTCCCGTAGGAAATAGTGGGTTTGATTGGAAAGAAAAGGTAGTCGGCTTTCTGCACGATGCTGCTGAGGACACAGATTATAGCGTGGAGAATGTTGTGAATGCTGTGCGCAAGAAACTTGACACATTGGCAGACAGCAAGTCTGATGATTGGTGGGACGAGTTTGACATTATGCCATATCCCAATGGTTCCATCTTCTTCCCCTCTGATGATGACTGGGCTGAAATAGCCTCTGCGCTTCATATCTTAAACCACCATAATGCCCCTAATAGAACTGCCTATATCTAAAAAATTAAGCAAAACATGCTCCCACTCAGAGTGAAGCTCAATGACTTGAGAAACAATTTGGACATCAGTAGAATACCACAACCTACCAGTAAAGACTTGGATCGCATTGAACGATATAAAGCTGAATACGGTGAGCTGCTAAATGCTTTCTATGAGTTGATTAACAAAGAACAGGAGGAGAACGTATGAAAGAGCCGAAGATAAGATTTAAGGGGTTTAGTGGGGAGTGGAAAGAATGTACACTAAGCAATATTATTACGGTAAATTCAGGAAAAGATTATAAACATTTGGAAAAAGGAACTATACCTGTATATGGCACAGGTGGTTATATGCTTAGTGTTAACACAAGTCTCTCGGAACATGATGCAATAGGTATAGGTCGAAAAGGTACAATTGACAAGCCCCAATATCTCAAGGCACCATTTTGGACAGTTGATACTTTATTCTTCCTTACCACCAATAATGGTGATAATTTGGACTTTCTATTCAATCTTTCTCAAAATATTAGATGGCAAAAATATGATGAATCCACGGGAGTGCCAAGCTTGTCCAAAAATAATATAGATAAGATAAAGACTTGTATTCCTAACAAATTCGAGCAACAATCCGTAGCCTCTTTCTTCACCTCCCTCGACGCCCAAATCTCGGCCTCAACCTCTCGTCTTGCTTCATTGAAACAGATGAAGGCGGCGAGCCTGCAAGCAATGTTTCCGCAGGAGGGAGAAACTATTCCCAAAGTAAGATTCAAGGGATTTGAGGGGGAGTGGAAAACACGTTCACTAAATAATTATGCAAAAAAGAGAACAGAAAAGAACGTCAATAGGATTTACAATGTAACACTTACAAATTCTGCAGAGTTCGGCATCATAGACCAACGTCATTTCTTTGATCATGATATTTCGAATTCAGAAAATATTGATGGTTATTTTGTGGTAAGGGACAAGGATTTCGTTTATAATCCACGTATTTCTGCATCTGCTCCAGTTGGTCCTATTAATCAAAACAAATTAGGATATCCCGGTGTAATGTCTCCACTATATCTGGTTTTTGAAGTTAAGGGAATAAATCATGATTTCTTGGAAATCTATTTCCATACAGCACTATGGCATAAATACATGTTCGATAATGGAAATTCTGGAGCGAGATTCGATAGACTTACAATAAGTGATGACGATTTTATGAGAATGCCAATTCCAGACATTTCTCTCGCTGAGCAGCAATCTATCGCCTCCTTCTTCACCTCTCTCGACCGCCAAATCGCCCTCCACACCCAGCGCTTAGAGAAACTGAAGCAGATTAAGGCGGCATGCCTGGACAAGATGTTTGTGTAA